GGCACACGAGCATGGCTGGATTGACAGGACTGATCTACCCGAGTTTGGAATGGCTCTGTAAGCTGTATTCAGTCAAGGATCCTGTTGCCATCTTCGAAGGCGTGCAGGTGATGGAAATGGCTGCCCTGGCCGTTCTGAACAGCAAACGCAAATGAGCCAAACCACTGAGCTGCTGCTGAGGATTAAGCAACAGGGCGGTGAGCAGCTCACGAGGTTGTCTGGCAGCTTCAAGAATCTGGGGCAACAAGCTGCGGCTGCAAACGTCAATTTCAAAGAAGTATCTGATGAACTGAGAAAGATTCAACAGACTTCTGCGAACAGCATCAATAATCTCAAAGGCTATGCAAATGCATGGCGTGAGATTGCAAATAGCGTTGAGATTGGCACTGCTGAATTCAAACAAGCAAACGCTGAAGCAGCGAAACTTGAGGCACAACTGAGGAAAGTCCAGCCAGGCGGTCGCGGACGTCTTGCTGCTGGCGCACAGATTGCGGGGACGATTGCTGGTGCTGGCGTGTTTGGCGGCCTTGAAGGGGCTGCTGGCGCTGGTATTGGCGCGATTGTCGGTGGTGTTCCTGGTGCAATTACCGGCGGCGCAATTGGCGCTCAGGTCGGGATGTTCCGCCAAGGGCTTGGTGATGTTGCCACTTATGCGGCTGAACTGAGCAAACAACGCCAAGCATTGCGGCTAGTCACCAAGGATTCGTTTGAGTACCAACGGGCGCTTTCGTTTATCAACCAAACCAGCCGTGATTTGGCAATTCCGCAGGAAATTATCACCCGCCAATTTACGCAGCTAACAGCTTCAGTCAAAGGCGCTGGCGGCAATGTTCGCGATGCAGAAAAAGCATTTATTGGCGTTGCCTCTGGCATTCGAGGCACTGGCGGCAGCCTTGAGCAGCTTGATTCGGCTCTGACCGCAACTTCTCAGGTCTTCAGCAAGGGCAAGGTTTCCGCTGAAGAATTGCGGCAACAGATCGGTGAGCGTTTGCCTGGTGCATTTAGCCTGTTTGCCAAAGCTCTTGATATGACGCCTCAGGAGCTTGATAAGGCACTTGAAAAAGGTCAAGTCAGCTTGCAGGACTTCCAGCTATTTGCAGAAAAATTATTCCTTGAATACGGCGAAAGCGCAAAGATTTTGGCTGATGGTCCAGATGCTGCTGGTGATCGCCTGAAGACTCAATTAGCGGAACTTAAAGGCGCAATTGGTCCGATCCTCAAGGACATGGGCGCATCGTTCCAAAACTTTGCCAGTGAGGCCATTAAGTCGTTTTTGAGCTTGGGCAAAGAACTTGAGCGTTTTGGGCGCTTAATGGAAGAGAAATTTGGAGGAAAGTTGCTTGATAATGCAATTAGAAATGTAAAAGCGCAGGACGCAATTATTAAACAACTTGAAGCTGAACAATTGGTTCGCGTTGATGGATTATCAAAAGAGGAAAAAAGCCGGCTTTCTCTGGCAAGGGCTTTACGTGCTGGCTCGATGCAAATTATTCAAGGCGCCAAGGCTGGTCCTGAAGCGCCTGTGCCAGAGAAGCCATCAAATCTGCCTGGCATTGACACCACTGGCGGCGGCGATTCCAAATCAATCTTGAATAAATTGCAGTCCGACTTTTCGCGTTCTATTGCTGTACTTGGTCGTCAGTTCAACAATGAAGCACGCAAGCAACTGCTCAATGACGTTTTAATTACTGAACAAAAAATTACAGCCGCACTGAAAAAGGGAAATCTTGATGAAGCTGAAAGGCTGAGAATTATCCAGCGTCGCAAAGCACTTGAAATCACCCGCGATGTTTTGATTAACGAAGAAAGTGCATTGGAGGAAAGGATTTCTCAGGGCAAAGCAAAAGGTCTTGATATTACAAATGCTCAAATTCGCTTAGACGCAATCAGGCTTGAGCGAGAGCAAGCCGTAGCCGACATCAGGAAACTTGATAACGATGAGTTGGCAAAAACTGTTTCCTTCTTAAATCAAATTAAAGAAAAACTGCCTACCTACAAAGGCGGTGAAGTAGAGCAGATAACTGTGTTCGGAAGAATGAAGGAGGAGATTGACGCACTCAAACAATCGTTTGAAGACATCCAACCCCGCTTGACTGATCTGGCTGGCAACTTGTCAACCAGCCTTGGCACTGCATTCAGCAACCTTGTGTTCTCGGCTCAATCAGCGCGTGAGGCGCTTGGCACCTTGTTCCAAGACATTGCCAAATCATTTCAGAACATGGTGATTCAAATGATCAACGATTACCTGAAGCTGCAAATTATGACCTTCTTTAGGAATCTTTTTGCCCCTGCGCCCGTCAGTGTTGCTGGCAATTACTTTGGCGGTGGTGCGCCCAGCATGTTCACCAACCCTTCGTTCGGTGTAGGCACTGGAAGTTTTGGTGGTTCGTTGCTGCCCAGCTTTGCAATGGGTGGGATCATGACTGCCAACGGTCCGCTCAAACTCAAACGCTACGCCGCTGGTGGCATTGCAACTGGTCCACAGCTCGCTATGTATGGCGAAGGAAGCCGTCCTGAAGCCTATGTGCCTCTTCCTGATGGTCGCAGCATTCCTGTAACCATGAAAGGTGGTGGGGTCGGTAATGTTGTGGTGAATGTCGATGCCAATGGCAGCAACGTTGAAGGCAACGGTCAGCAGGCCAATGCACTTGGCAAGGCAATCGGCATTGCCGTTCAGCAAGAGCTGATCAAGCAGAAACGTCCTGGAGGCTTGCTCGCGTAATGGCCACTTTCAACGACGCCACTGTTGGCACTAGCACAGGCGGCACCACGCCTGATTTCGGTGCGTCACGTAAAAGTCAACCCAATGTGCGCAAGGTGCAGTTTGGTGATGGCTATGAGCAACGGCTCACTTATGGCCTGAATCAAAACCCACGCATTTGGGATTTGACTTGGACAGCTAAGGACAGCACGGATGCCGATGCCATTGAGGCATTCTTTGATGCCCGCGCTGCTGATAATGCCAGCTTCACTTGGACGCCATTGGATGAAGCAACGGCTTACAAGTGGGTCGTGGAGAGTTGGTCGCGTGATCTTCGTTACGCCAATGTGAATACGATTACAGCCACCTTCCGTCAAGTATTTGAACCCTGATGGCGTACTCGGCTTGGGCTAGTTCAACTGCATACGTCGTTGGCGATATTGTCCGCGCCAGCAGCCTGCAGGCATCCGGCCTCGTCTTCCAATGCACCACGGCCGGCACCAGCGCCAGCACCCAACCCGCCTGGCCAACCGACATTGGCAGCACCATTACCGATGGCACGGTTGTCTGGACGGCGATTAGCAGCGTCTACGAGGAGCTGGCCGCACTGGCACCGAGCGCCATCATCGAACTGTTCGAAATGACGCTGGACACCACCCTGCACGGCAGCAGCGACACCTACCGCTGGCACAACGGCTGCAACGCCAACGTCAGTGGCAACATCACATGGAACGGCAACGCCTATGTCCGCTTGCCCGTTAAGGCTGACGGCTTTGAATACACCAACACCGGCACATTGCCACGCCCCACGCTGACCATCAGCAATCTGGACGGCACGATGACCACACTGCTGTTGCTGGTCAACGCCACCACACCCGGCAACGACCTCGGTGGCGCCACGGTCAAGCGCATCCGCACCCTGAAAAAATACCTTGACGGCGAAACCGCCGCAGACCCGCACGCCAAATTCCCCGACGAGATCTGGTACGTAGACCGCAAGGCGAGCGAAAACCGCGATTCGGTGAGCTTTGAATTGGCGAGCAAATTTGACCTCGCTGGCGTGATGATTCCCAAGCGCCAAATCATTGCCAACATCTGTCAGTGGAAATACCGCAGCACCGAGTGCGGCTACACCGGCAGCATTTACTTTGACGCCAATGACAACAATGTGGCAACGCTGGCAGCGGATGTATGCGGCAAACGAATTTCAAGCTGCAATGCCCGCTTTGGGCAGTTTGTCCGTCAGGCATCAATTACTGCTGGCAGCGATCAAATGATTGTTACTGGCGCAACATTTGGCGTTGAAGTTGGCGCCTCAGTAAAGGGCTTTGGCGTACCGAGCGGCACAACCGTATCGGCTGTCAGTGGCACAACCGTGACCATGAGCGCCAATGCCACGGCGACCACATCAATTACAAAAACCGGAACAATTCAAAGCAACCGCATTGATCTGATTGTTAGCAATACAACCGGACTTGTGATTGGCATGAAAGTTAGCGGACCAAATGTGCCGCCGAATGCAACGATCCTTTCAATTTCTGGAACGACGCTAACCCTTGGTCAGCCTTGGGATCTGTGGGATACCTTGACCGCTGTTGGCACTAAATCAGGCAATCTGGTTCCTCAATATACGCGTGTAACTGTATATCGCCGTTACCTTGTTGGCGCCAATAAAGCTGGACCGCAATATCAAAATGTCCAAGGCTTTGAAACTCGGCTTGAACCGTACACAACCCAGATGAATGTAACCAATGTGTCATCGCTTGCGGTTGGTCAATATGTGACTGGTCCAGGTATTCCCAAAAGCGCCAAGGCACAAATTTCTTCGATCAGCGGCAATAACGTCTACCTGAACTACTCGGCGCCTAACTCTGGCAGCACCTACAACAACTACGACTTCTACCAAATCCCAACCTTCACTTCGCAAACCTATTCCTTTATTGCCCCTGATCAGAACTACACGTTTAGGGACGTTGCGGTTTTGCCGTTCGGTTCCTTCCCTAGCGCAGGCTTGACCCAATGAAGTTATCCGAAGCCGTACAGACTGCTGCACTGGAACACGCCAAGGCTGAGTTCCCCAAAGAATCCTGCGGATTGGTGGCGGTGGTCAAGGGTCGTAAGCGGTATTTCCCCTGCCGCAACATGGCCGAAACCCCAGACGAACATTTCGTGCTGGACCCCGCCGACTACGTTGCCGCCGAAGAACAGGGCGAGATTGTGGCGGTGGTGCATAGCCACCCGAAGACCAATCCAGCACCATCACAGGCTGATCGTGTTGCCTGCGAAAAGTCCGGCTTGCCGTGGCACATCGTCAATCCCCAGACCGAACAGTGGGGCTATTGCGAGCCAGAAGGCTTTGAACTGCCCTACGTGGGGCGCGAATTCGTCTTTGGCGTGGTGGACTGCTACACGCTCTGCAGGGACTGGTACAACCGCGAATTTGGGCTGAACCTCCGCGACTACGACCGCCGCGATGAGTTCTGGCTACGAGGTGAGAATTTATACCTAGACAACTTTGCTAACGAAGGCTTTTACCCGATCCCGCTGGAGGAGCTGCAATACGGCGACGCCATCCTGATGCAACTGCAGTCGCCCTTGCCTAACCACGCCGCCATCTACCTAGGTGACCAACTGATCATCCACCACGTTCAGAAACGGCTCAGTAGCAGGGACGTGTACGGAGGTTATTATTTGAAAAGCACCGCCCGAGTCCTGCGGCATGAAAGTCGTTAAGGTCTACGGCGCACTCCGCAAAAAGCTGGGGCAATGCCGGTTCCAGTTTGAGGCCGACACGCCAGCGCAGGCGCTCAAGGCACTTTGCGTCAACTTTCCCGGCCTTGAAAAATGGCTATTGGATAGCGAAAAAGACGGCGTTGGTTATCGCGTAACTCTCGGAAAAGAAAAAATTACCGAACAAAACGCCGTCTTAATTGCAGCCCCATTTAGTGAACGCGAAGTCTTCAGTATCACGCCCGTAATCGCTGGTGCAGGTCAAGGTGGAGGACAAATTTTGGCGGGCATTGGCCTTGTTGCGTTAGCGATTGTTGCAGCACCGTTGGGCGCTGGCTTCCTTGGTTTGGGAGCTGGCGCGTTTACATCTACGACTGGTGCAGCCCTTGTGACTGGGGCGGCTACAAGTTTTGGCACCACGGCATTTTTAGCTGGAGCGTCAACTTTGCTGGGCAGCCTTGGTGTTGCTTTGATTGCCAGCGGCATTGCTTCTGCGATTTCTCCCTCAGCTGTTCAATCCACGTCTACGTTTGAACGCGGACGCGACGCCGCAAAGTTTGAATCCTTTACTTTTTCGGGCATCGTCAACACCGAAAAGCAAGGCTTGCCAGTGCCAATTATTTATGGCCGGTGCTTCACCGGATCGTCTGTAATCTCTGTTGGCATTGACGTCGATCAACTGATATGACACGAATTATTGGCTCTGGTGGTGGCGGTGGTGGCGGTTGCTTCCTAGGGCATACTCTCGTCGCGGTTCCCAGCGGCCAACGCCGCATTGATGAACTACAGCAAGACGATCTGGTTCTGAGCTTTGACCACACCGGCAAAGTCCACGAAGCCAAGATCCTCAAGGTTCACGAACACGAGGGTGAGCGCGTCATCCGCTACACGCTCTGGGGCGGACAGCATCTTGATGCCACCCCGAACCACTGGGTTCTCAACCAGTTCAATGCCTTCGTCGAAATTGACACGCTTGGCACTGACGACTGCCTCGTTGATGCCAACGGTCACCTCCGTCCCATCGTCGGCAAGACCGAATTCTGCACTGGCACGGTCTACAACCTGACCGTCGAAGGTCACCATACCTTTATTGCCAACGGTGTTCGCGTACACAATGCCGGCCTTGGTCTTGGCATTGCTGGTGCAGGTGGCGGCGGCGGCGGCGGTGGCAAGGGCGCTGGTGGTGGTGCAGCCCAACGAACCCCAACAGAAACAGACGATTCGCTGCAGTCGGTCCAATACGCCAATGTGCTGGACCTTCTTGGTGAAGGCGAAATCCAAGGCATTGAAAACAGCACCAAGGGCATTTATCTCGATAGCACGCCAATCGTTGATGCCAACGACAGCCCTAACTTCACGGGCTACACCGTTGTTACCCGCAATGGCACGCAGGATCAGGCGGTTATACCGGACATTATTGGCACTGAAAGCGAGAACATCGTCAACGTTGAAATCACCAAAGATTTTCCTGTAACTCGTTCGATTGCCAACAACAACATTGACCGAATCCGCGTCACCATTGTTGTCCCAAACCTTCAACAGTTTCAGACCAACGGCGACATCCTTGCGACCAGCGTCTCGCTAGAGATCAAAGTTCAATACAACGGCGGCGGCTTTAATACCGTTGTTACTGACACGATTGCAGGCAAAACCAGCAGCCGCTACCAGCGCGATTACATCTTTGAACTGACTGGCGCGTTCCCAGTTGACATCAAGGTCGTTCGCACCAGTGACGATGCCTCATCAGCTAGAACGCAAAACGAACTGTACTGGTACAGCTACACCGAAATTATTGATCAGCGATTCCGTTACCCAAACTCCGCACTTGCGTTTCTGCGCTTTGATTCGCGCCAGTTTAATAACATCCCAAGCCGCAAATATCTGGTTCGCGGCATTAAAGTTGCCATCCCAAGCAACGCCACGGTTGATACCACCACGCATCCGGGACGCATCACCTACGCCGGTGTCTGGGATGGAACTTTTGCCGCAGCAACATGGACAAATGATCCGGCTTGGTGCTTGTGGGATCTGCTGACCAATACCCGCTACGGCGCCAGTGTTCCTACCAGCAGCCTTGATCGCTACGACTTCTTTTCCATCAGCCAATACTGCAACGAACTGGTTGATAACGGCAAAGGCGGCTCGGAGCCTCGCTTTTCGTGCAATCTGCTGATCAACAGCCGCGACGAGGTTTACAACGTCATCCAAGAGATGACCAGCCTGTTCCGTGGCATTGCCTATTACGGTGCTGGCTCACTTGTGTTGCAACAGGACAAACCCGGCGATTCGCAATACCTGCTAGGACCAAGCAACGTTGTTGACGGCATTTTTGTTTATAGCGGCACATCCCAGAAAGCCCGCCACACCACCGCAACTGTTGCGTACCAGACCTACGAATCGCTTGGCGAAGTTCAATACGAATACGTTGAAGATGCAGACGCCGTTTCCAAATACGGCATCATCAACAAAGACATCAAAGCACTGGGTTGTTACAGCCAAGGCCAAGCGCACCGCGCTGGGAAATGGGCGCTGCTGAGCGAACAAAACCTGACCGAAACTGTCACCTTCTCAGTTTCAATCGACAGCGGTATCATCCTGCGCCCTGGGATGGTTATTGACATTGCCGATCCGATGAAGGCTGGGACACGCCGTAGCGGTCGCGTCAGCTCTGCTACCACAACTGCCATCACCGTTGACAGCAGCACCAATCTGACCGTCAATCTATCCAACAGCCCAACGGTTTCCGCGCTGATGCCCAACGGCTTGGTAGAAACCAAAACCATTAGCAGCATCTCTGGCACAACAATCAACGTCAGCAGCGCGTTTAGCGAAGCACCCAACGCCAATGCCATCTGGCTGATTCAAACCAGCGATGTTGAAGCACAGCAATTTCGCGTCCTCAATGTCGCTGAGGCTGAAGGCGGGATTTATGGCGTAACCGCATTGGCGTACAACGAGTCCATTTACGCCTCCATTGAAAGCGACCTTGTAATTACTACCCCGACAATTTCAACGCTGACCCAAACTCCGGGCGCCGTATCAAGCATCAACGGTTACGAATACATTTACGCCGAAGGCAATAGCGCCTTTGTCGGTTTCCAGCTTGATTGGATTCCGCCTGCTGGTGCAGTCAATAACTATGTCGTTCAATATCGGATGGACGATGACAACTGGCAGCGAATCAATACAACCGCTCCATCAACTGCTTTAACCAGACTGCGTGAAGGCAGGCTTTACGTTCAAATCCAAGTTGAAAACGCCTTAGGTAAGACGGGTCCAATTTCAACGGCAACATTCGACTTGGTTGGCAAAACCGCTAACCCCGCCGATGTTCAAAACCTGCAGCTTGAAGTCCTGAGCGACAACACAGCACGCCTTAGCTGGGAACCATCGTTTGAAATCGACGTTGTAAATGGTGGTGCGGTTTACGTTCGCCATTCCGCTTTAACTGACGGCTCCGCTAGCTGGAACGATTCCGTTGACCTTGTTCCTGCACTTCCCGGAAACGCAACCACCGCCACAATCCCACTGGTGGAAGGTGAAATCTTTGTTCGCTTTATTGATGATGGCGGACGCCTTAGCCCCAACGAAACCAGCATCATCATTGATTTGCCTGAAACCCAAGGCAAGCTGATTGTCCAAACCCGCCGCGAAGACCAAGACAGCCCACCGTTCCAAGGCAGCCAAGTTGATGTTTTTTACGACGAAGATTACGACGCTTTGACCTTGCATGGATCGGACGAGTTTGATGACGTACTGGATATTGATGCGCTGACTTCGTTCGACTTCATGGGCGACATTACGTCCACCGGCACCTACAGCTTCGCCAATGCACTCGACCTCGGCAGCACATTCTCACTGGATCTGACGCGCCATTTTGTTACCCGTGGTTTCCTGCCGAACGACACGCTAGATGGCCGCTCCGGTCTGGTTGATGACTGGTTGAACTGGGATGGCGCCGATGTGAACCGTGTCAACGCTGTCCTCAAGGTTCGCACCACTGACGACAACCCCAGCGGCACACCAACTTGGTCGGCCTATCAGGAGTTCATCAGCGGCACCTACAAGGCGCGGGCGTTCGAGTTCCAAGCCGAGTTGCAATCCAACGACGTGGCGCAGAACATCCTGATCGACGAGCTGGGCTACACCGCCACGTTGCAGCGACGCACCGAAAACAGCAATGGCACGATTGCCAGCGGAGCAGGCGCCAAGGCCATCACCTTCGACAAACCGTTTTTCGTTGGTACGGCCAGCCTCGGCGGCGTCAATACCTATTTGCCCAGCATCGGCATCACGGCTTTGAACATGGGAAGCGGCGAATTTTTTGAGGTCACCAGCATCAGCAGCACTGGCTTTACCGTCACCTTCAAAAACTCGGGTGGAACGGCGGTCAACCGTAATTTCAACTGGAGTGCGGTTGGCTATGGCCGAGGCGGCTAAAGTTGGACAAATACTGTCCTGGTAAGGACTCGGCATGGCACAACACGATTACGTGATCGCTAACGGCACTGGTGCTGCCGTCCGTTCCGATCTCAACAATGCACTGGCCGCCATCGTCAGCCAGAACAGCGGCGCCACCGAGCCGGCGACCACCTACGCCTATCAGTGGTGGGCAGACACAACCACTAATCTCCTCAAGCTCCGCAATTCCGCGAACTCGGGTTGGATCACACTATTTCAACTTGACGGTGAGTACTCAACGATTGCACTGGAGAACGGCACCGCCGCCGCACCGTCGATCTACTTCAAGGACAGCGGCACCGATACCGGCTTCTATTCTCCCGGCGCCAACCAAGTCGGAATTTCAACGGGCGGCACGGCTCGCCTGACCATCGACTCCAACGGCAACGTCGATATTGACAGCAACACGCTCTACGTTGATGCCACGAACAACAGGGTAGGTCTGGGGACTAGTAGCCCTAGCCAACTTTTGACAGCCGTTGGAAACATCAAAATTGCCGGAGCGCAAGCAAGCAACACTGCTAAATTATGTTTAACCAGAACAGATACCTCTTGGAGTATTAATAATGAAACAGATTTACGTTTTTACTATGGAACAGGTGACACCGATTCACCAGCTACTGCTGGCGTAGCATTTACTTCTATAGGCCGCGTAGGGATTGGCACTACTTCGCCTAGCGCACCATTACACGTTAATGGAACAGCAAATAGCACCGCAATCACTTTTTCAGTTGCTGGAACCGTAACTGGTTACATCGGTCCCGCCGGTTTTATTGGTGGATCCGATGTCAACATGGGCTATCGAGTAGAAAGCGGAAATAACCATGTCTTCCACATTGGCGCAACAGAACGCGCCCGCATCGACAGTTCGGGACGCCTGTTAGTTGGCACGTCTACTAGCCGTGCTGTTGAAGATCTACTAGGGAACGGTCCTCAAGGTCTAATTCAAATTGAAGCCGCAAATAGTGATGCCATCATGAGCATCATTTCTGCTGGCACATCAGACGCAGGACGAGCAGGCACTCTAAGTCTTGGGCGCCACAGGAACTCAACCGTAGGCGCCACTCCAACGATTGTACAAAGCGGAGATACTCTTGGCGCCATTTGTTTTGCTGGCGGCGATGGCACAGACATGCGCACAAAGGGCGCATCCATTGCTTGCCAAGTAGACGGCACCCCTGGTGTTGATGACATGCCGGGCAGGTTAGTGTTCTCCACTACCGCCGACGGAGCAAGCAGCCCGACGGAGCGGATGAGGATTTCAGAGGCAGGTCATATTCTTGGCGGAGGAATGACAAGTCTTACCGCTGGCTCTAGCGTAAAGGGCTTTAACTTT